GTGTCTGCCACCCAAGTCGGGGTTCAGTATCAGTGAGTGCAGGGGGAGGGCAGAGGGCCTCTGCGTATTCAATACAAGCCTTTCTATAGCGTGCCCATAACGAGGGCCATTCCCGTACAATCTCAACCTTGGAGGGTACAACACCGCGTTCCACAACCCATTCCTTGTATGCGTCCCAGTCGGAACGCTTTCCTGGCTGGAGAGTGAGCTCTCCAAATTCAACAAAATCGCCATCCTTTTTGCAGTATGCTGCAGCTTGTTCACTCGTGCCCCGGGCACGTTCTATGTGACAGGCGTCACCGAGTCGGCTCTTAGCCGCAGTAAAAGAGACAGAGTTATTGAAAATAACGAATCCTTGAAGGTGGGGGGTTCCAGAGTCCCCTGTCTCACGACCGTATACAAGATACTTGCAATTATCAGCCAGAGCGCTGATCCGAGTTTCATCTAAGGGCTCCCAGTTATTTAGCGTAAAACAGTATCTCCTTGCGCTCATCAGTGCCTTCTGTTACGATTGATTAGTGCTTCCTGTTTACTTTGTGTGCCTAAAACGGGGATTCAGTGACGCCCTTCGGTTGGGGCACAAGGCCCAATGACCACCGACGTCAAATCAGAGGTGTGCTGGGTAATACTAGACCAGCACACAAACTTCGTTCCACAAAACTTCATACCACAATGCCAAACTGGTACAAGGTCAAATACGGCTTTGGTCAGATCGAAAGCGGACGGCAAGCGTACAAAGACTATCGTCGAAGTGAAGATCGTTTCAACAAACGATACGGAACTTCCTGGAAACGGTACAGAGGTAACCCTAACCGTCGGTGGAAAGCAAATTATAGACAGCGTCTGCGTTGGTATAATTCTACTAATACTGATTATCTTGATAAATATTAAGCATGGCTTATGGAAGACGACGATACGGGCGCCGGAGGCGATTCGGCCGCCGGAGGCGCCGCAACAATGATGTCTGGAGCAGGAGGAACATAGGGCATCGTGTTGGTACAACAACAACAAAGGCATACGAAGTCGTCAAGCTCGCTGGTAACTTCGATACACGTGACCTCCGTCAACATAACATGACCCTAATCCCTAAAACAACCGACAATGACGTCAACGAACGACAAAGAAACATTGCGAACATCCGGGGTTTCAAGATTTACATGCAGGTTGGGAACCTAGGTGCTCAACACTTAACCTTCAACGTTGCAGTAATTAGCCCTAAGGATACACGGGCAAGCGTCATCTCCACGACTGACTTTTTCCGGGACCCTACATCCAACGATAGGGCCCTAAGCTTTACAGATGCACGGGACAACATCCAATTCTCTAAGTACGGGATCAACCCGGACCTATACACAGTCCTACGTCACAAACGTTACTACCTGAATGCTTCAGTCTTATCCACTGAGGACCAATATGATAATGGTGGGAATGCAGGCGATTCGGGATTCAAAGTTTCCTTCCCTAACCTTCAACGGGAAAGGGGGGCAAATTTCAAAAGCATGGAGTGGTGGGTCCCACTCAAGAGACAGTTACGTTGGACAGGCGGGACTGCCAACAACGAATCAAGATCAAAGGTGTGGCTGGTGTACTGGGTAGACCAGTTTGGAGCTGATGCCACTTCCATCTCCATTACTAATGCCTGCGCATTAGACCTTAAGATTCACACTTTTTTCAGAGAGCCTAAGCCATAATGTATCGGTGGCCGCGTCGTAGACGAAACCACAATGCGCACGTGATCTCCTACCGGAGTCGCCGAGCTAGGTTCATGATGTTACAACTTACTAGAATCAATAATAGAGCCATGCATTTCTACGTACTGCGTCATGGCACCCTAAACGGGTTTAGAGGTTATACATATAATAGAGGCCGTATTCAACGGTCTTAAATTAAACTTCAATTACTTTATACCTATCACTTGTTAACTTTTCGTAGTCTGGTTCTTCGTTACTAAAAACAATCACTGTAGGTACCTCCCTCAATATCTTCAATGCACTTTCGTATTTGGGACTGAAGATCATCCGATCCTTCAAACTCTCCAGAACGGAATATTGCAGATACATCATCTGCTCCCGAGGAACATCCACTAGAAAGAGAGTCTTATCAATATCAACAACGTGAGCCATATCGTCACGTTTACCAATTCTCATCACTTGTGTCTTTTCAGGCCACTTGGTCAAAGCATATCTACACATCCAACTCTTACCGGAATTACCTTCTTTATCAACAACAAAAACAATCTGACGGTCAATAGGAGGGGCATCCATTATGCCGCTGACGCGTGTCTGCCACCCAAGTCGGGGTTCAGTATCAGTGAGTGCAGGGGGAGGGCAGAGGGCCTCTGCGTATTCAATACAAGCCTTTCTATAGCGTGCCCATA